AGATGACAGTAAAATCTTTGTGGTTTCACCAGCAGAGATTGTAGGATATACTGAGGTGAAGAATTGTTCAGCAATGTTGTTTGGAATGATCGCCGCCTCATCAACGTATAGTAAGTTTACAGACTTACCACGAATACCTGATGCGCTTGTTGCCGCTGTGAAGACAATTGATCCGTTTTCGAGTGCAATGTCACCTTTGTTCCATGTAGTTACACCTTGCTGTAGCCAAACAGGAAGGTTCTCATACATTATTTGATAACGATACAATACTTCTCGCGCGGCTGTAGCCTTGTTTGCAAGAATCGCAACTGTCTTGCTTTCCTGGAAAATGGTATACCAAAGGATATACGCCGCAGAGGTGGTAGTCTTGCCCTGCTGACGCCCTTCCATCAGAATGACTTTGCGATTGTTGTGAATCACATTGACTTTGTTTTTCTGACATTCGTATAGTTTGAATGGCTGAAGACCATGGTCCAGAGTTACAATCTTACAATAAGTTTCGATGAAGTATATCGGATCGCTTGCACATTTCAGATATTCTTCAATCTGTTCTTTTGTAAAATTAAGTGGTACTCCGGCAGCCTTTAGATTTGCATTTCCTAGATATTGTTTTACACTCATCTTTTAGATATCAATTTTTGTAGTTCTGCTGTGCTTCCAACGAATAGCGCATTCGTTACGTGAGTTGGACTTGATTGTTCTTCGTCTTTTTTCTGTTGAATATCTTTTTTTGCTTTTGCAAGATTCAATAAGTCTTTGTTTGTCTCTGCTAATGTTTTGATTAACTGTCCGACAACTTCATATGCTCTTGGAGATTCACCTTCTTTTGCTAAGAAAGTTAAATTCTCCATTACGTCTTTGCCATTGTCAATTAATGTGCGTAGATTCTTTCGTGCATATTCATAGTCATCGTCAACTTGTGTAGTTTCTTCGACAACTACTAAGGGTTTCTCAGTAGTTGAAAGTTGCACATTTGGAACAATATCAAAGATATCGTTGAGTTTTTCGTCTACTGTCTTCTTCATAGTAAATGATTATTCTCCGTAACAGTTTCAGTAATCTCAAAAGATGCATCACCTTCAAATGTTTGAGTGGTAATGATTGCTTCTTCAATTCTGGTGCGAACATCGGCCCTATCAATGTATTTGTATTTCTGTAGAGGACCGAATAGATAACCTTTAACAGTAAAATCAAACTGCCAAGTTAAAACTCTGCGACTATCAAAGTCACCTTCCCATTGATCGTCTGAAGTTACGCTATTGAGTTCAATTGGAATGTCCATTGTAATACCTAGATCAGGCAAAATCTTCATCGTGACTGTCCAATCTGGCGTGAAGAATGGAACAATTTGTTCTACAATCTGTGTGCCGTCTTCTGCGTTTTTAACAAATGCGTTTAATTGAAATTGCATGTCATATGGCACTGGCGCATATGTAAAACCAAAATCGTTACCACCTGTGTTTTGTCCTTTGACAAATTTATGTGCAGTATTAATCTTTCTGCTAGGCGCATATGACATAGACATAAATTCAAATCCTAATCTAGGATTTGTAACTGCAATTTCTCTGTTTAGCGTAGGATCGCCATAAATTCTTTGATAAAATTTCTGCTTTGGACCATACTCAATAGGAACATTTAAAGTTTGTGCAACGTTGCCGCTTGTATCATAGCGTTCAATTTGAATCTCATTGAAGAGATTACCAAACATAATTACAAAACGTCTAAGCGTTCCGTGATAATAATCGTGACCGAACATCATAATTAGTAAGTCCTTGTAAGTGCAAATGGATTCAATTCGGTAAAGTCAACAACATCGTCATCAACAAGTTTTTCTCCGAGTGCTTCATTATCTGCTGTTGCGTCATATGTAATAACAGTATCGCCTTCTTTGACAAAGAATGTGCCGTCTTCGTTGAGCATGAAGTCTCCATCTTCAAGAAGTGCTTTCTCTAGATTTGCGGTTGATAGACTGTATTGATCTTCAATGCCATCAATATCTCCAACTTCAGTATTGAGTTCTTCACTAGAGTATTCGAATCTATCGCAACGCAATTCGTATGTAAACAGTTTGCCCAACTGAAAGAAATTTTCAATGTTTTCGGTAAACTTAATTTCATACATGTATTTCATCATAGGTATCCAAATCAAGTCGCCTTCGCGAGGACGAATGATTGCTTCATAATCCCATGCGTCTGATACATCATAAAGAAGTTGTTCGCCATCTTCGTTGATTAGATTGTATCCGTATTCTGTTAGCAAAGATGTTTTAAGTGACTGTCCAAATCTTTTCTGTGAAACTACAAAAGTGATTGATTCATCAATCTGTAGACCAAACTTTGAAATGAAGTCTTCTTGTCCTTGAAAACCATCGAAACTCTTTACAAACAATTCCATTTCAATCGCATCTTCAAATTTAGATAAAGTATCTTCACCATAGATTTGATCTAAATTTTGAAATGTTCGAGGCAAGTAATAGCCTTGAATGCCATACGTCTTGATGGATTCAATAATTAAGTCTTCTAAAACATTTTGCTCAGTATTGGTGTTATACTGATTAAAATAGCGATTTCTTGCCATGTGATTAGCCGATCATGTCTGAAACAGGCAGAGAGTAAGTGTTGATCATCTCTTCCTCTAACTTACGTATTTCTTCGTTTGCCTCTTCCCAGATTTTTTGTCCGTTAAATGTAACTCCGCCAGGCATTGTCATGCCTTCGAATTTTTTGAGATTGTCGCCCCATTGTCTTTTGATTAATTGTGTAGCATAATTTTGTAGCCAACGATCAGTCCAAACGTCTGTATAGACTTCAGGATCAACTAATTGATATGCTTCAACAACAACGTATTCGCCAACTGTTGTTTTTTCTAGCCATGCCATATCAATATAAAGTTTGTTGATATGACGATTATATCTGAGTGCTTGTTTGCCTACAAATAGTTCTTCGGCAAGTGCTACGTTTTGCAGAGCCATATAGTATGGTGCATAACTTGTAGAATTGAATGCGTATAAGTCATTCAATGAAATTTGATATCTCAGATTGAAAAGATTGTTGGTAGAATAGGAATCTCCAATATCAAAGATGTTTACAACACCAATAATGTTTTGCGGTATTGTTAGATACTTATTTGTTTGATCTTGTGCTGTAATTTGATAGAGTAAATACGTCTTTTCAGAACCATCAAAATGATAATCGTGATAATATGCGAGTGCTTCGTCAACTCTGTCTTCAACTTGATCATTATCAACGTTGATTTCAAGAACAGGCTTACCTAGTTTCTTTAGGCAGTATTCAATGAAGTCTTCTCTAGAGGTTGGTTTTGCCATGAATGTGGTCCTTTAAATTTAACACCTCTATTTATAATTTCTTAGAAAATAAAAAACCCACCGAGTGGTGGGTTTTATATTAAATTATTGATTAATTACACTAGGGTATAGCATCCACAAGTTCTTGATCTTCCTCGGTTCCAAATATATCCACTTGGACCGGTTCTTGTATTTGTCCAAGAATCTGTTGATCGATTGTATCTGTAAATTTGATATGGTGCCGGATCACCACCGGTTGAACTACCCGCAACATAGATATTATCTGTAATTGGATCATGAACAACACCGCCCTCGCCGCCAGTTGAAAACGTCTGAGTAGTTCCTCCGTTATTTTTAGCGGAGTGTCTCCATGGCGAATTATTGTAAGCAGTTTGATTTGTAATAGAAACAAGTCCTTGTCCGTATACGGACGAACTAAAATTTGTACCGCCAGTTGATGATGGCCAATCAACATACGCCATCAAGCCACCATACATACTACCCATACTACCGTTTCTGGAATAAATTGCGGTTCCAGTTGTTAAACTATTAGTGTTGTGATCATAAAACCATGCTCCACCATTAGTAATCACACCAGCGCCAATTGCAGAATCATTTCTTGGAGATACCATCATTGATCCATTCAGTCCAGTTCCCATAGATGCAATGTGTGTATAATTTCCGTTTTCAAACTTTCCAAATGCGGATTGACTATACCCTGTTGCAAAGATATATTTTCCTGCTTGAGCCAGAGATTCTTCTTCCCATGTTGAAGGATATGTATATGCGGTTTGAACACTTCCACCCTCAGTTACTACTCGTAGGTAACCAGGATTTCCTGATCCACCACCTGCCATCCATCCAAAATATCCATCATGAGCCCAAGCAGAGCCATAGTTATAGCCTTCCATACCGGGTCCGCTCCAAGTAAAATAACTTGCGGTCCCAAATGATTTATTATTCGCATCCCATTGCCATTTATATGCGTTAGTTTGATTACTTTGAAACAGTCTAACAGTAAAATTGACATGATCGAATGCGAAAGAACTACCAAAACCGCTAGGTGCACCGCTTAAAGTTTGGTCGTTTCCTGCAATTGTAGTATCTGCACTAATATATAAGTGGCTTCCACTGGAGCGGCCGCCTGACCACGTGAACCATCCTACTGGCGGCTGATCAAGGGCCGCAGCCCCACCTTTACCTGCTAAAAATGTATGAGGTATGCTCATAGTTTTTCCTTCATTACGTTATTCATTAAATTGTGTGTCCAGTAGCAGAACCAAATACGTTTGTGCCGTCATGACACGTTAAGGAGATTACCCAATATCTATAATCTGCCCAAGTAGGCGTTTCTGCACTTGCCCATTTAATGTTTGCACTAAATGTTGGCGTATATGATGATGCACTTCTGTCTAATTTAAAGATTGTAACTTTACCTTCAGCCTTATTTGATTCGGTAAATGTTGTGGCACCAGACATTGTTAATTTATTGAATGGTTTATTAAAATCAATATTTGTTGTTACTGTGGTAATAGAAGGATGTAAGTTTTCATAAGTGAATCCTCCACCAGTAATATTTCCTGCTAGAGTAATACCCGTTAGAGTTGACACGCCACTTACGTTTAATGTTGACTGTAAAGTAGCGGCACCTGCAACGTTAATTTGTTCACCGATCCAGGTCGCGCCAGCGACACCTAGACCACCACCAGCAATCAAAGAACCTGTTGTGGTGCTTGAAGATGCTGTAGTGTCTGTTGTCTTAAGTGCTCCACCAGCAGTAACTTGACCTGCAATACCTGCACCACCAGAAACAATCAACGCACCTGTTGTGGTGCTTGAAGATGCTGTGGTATCAACTGCTTTCAAAGCACCAACTTGAAGTGTTGAGTATGAAGCACCGGTAAAGTTTACTGTGTTTGCTGGCTCGTTAGAAATACCATTAAATAGTTTGTAAATACCAGAATCACTTGCATCACGAACAAGACCAGTATACTTTGTACCTGTTGATGTGTATTCACCAACAAAACCTAAGTCGAATATATCTGCGGCGTTGTTTGAACCAACGAAAATAATTGGGTTATCAACTTGCAGAGATGATGTAGAAACTGTGTTACCGCCACCACCAAGTGTAATTGTACCGGTAATTGCTACGTTACCACCAATGTTCAAGTTACCCACAAGACCGATACCACCGTTAACTGTCAAAGCACCTGTTGTTGTGTTTGAAGATTGTGTATCAATTTCAATGTGAATGTTTTGACCTGGAGTAATCACCATCTGAGTGTTATTTGCAGGATCATCGAAACCTTCAGCAGAGAAGATAATCTTATTGCCTGTACCGTTACCACCAGTACCAATTACAAGGTCACCGGATTCACTCGTTCCAACTGGCGCAGAATATAACAAGTATGCATCGTCTGCTTTTGTAATACCGAAAGCACCTTCTGCATAGTTTGATGAATTAACACCAAATGAAACCCAACCGTCTGCTGTGTTACCTGTTGCGTGAATTGCAATGAATTCTGCGTATGCGTTTGCTCCCTCATTTTGGTTCACAACCATCATGTCGATAGGTGCGTTTGTGTTTGCTACAGCAAAAATTTTATGGGTATCTGCATTATCACCCTTTGCACTAGCCCAAGTCTCTACGTCGCCACCAGCACCAACGTGCCATTCAGCATGAAGGTGATTTGCATCTACTCTACCTGTTCCAGATGCATCACCACTTGACGTTAGAATCAAACTACCATTTGACGCATAGTAAACTGCATTGTTTGCGCCAGAACCGAATGTAGTGGTTCCAGTTAATGTTGATGTGCCTGTTACTGAAAGAGTTCCTCCAGTAGAAACGTTTCCTCCAGTTAAAGTTCCAGTAACTGAAAGCGCATCGGTAGATGTATTATACGCGATGCCGTTATCGCTACTAATTTCTCCACCTATTCCTGCAAGAAGGACTCGTCCTGAAACTAAATTTGTTCCATATAATACAGGAGCAGAAACGCTGGTGTTTGCAACTAGAGTATTTGAAGTGGCAGTATTTACCGCAAGAGTTGCGGTACCATCACCAAAACTATTGATAGAATTGGCTGCATTATTAAATGTTGTTCTAAATTCATTGAAGGTATTAGACAACGCTACTTGTGAAATTGTCATGGTTATTCTCTCTCTTTAGTGATTTTTAGCAATAAGGTTTTGATTTCCGTCAGATCGCACTTAATCTGGTTGATTTCAGACTTTACCGCGTCTATTTCTGAACTATTCTTATTTATATCAATTAACTTACGTCTTTGAATTTTATACTTCAAAAGTGAGTCAATATCTGTGTTCAAAATAGCCTTCGAGTGAGTATCTCGCTCAGTAAAGCCTCTAACAGGTTCCGAAACAATAAGTTTATTTGTTGGATTCATATGATTAAGCAAGTGCGATAGCCCTCAAATCTTTTACCTTAGGTGCAATATTTGCACTACTTGAGGTAAACACGACTTTGATGGCAAAGTATTTGTATCCGTTGAATGTTCTGCCGTCAGGTGTGGTATATGCAACTTCATTATTTAGGACTTTATAAATTTCTTGTCCTGATGCAGAACCACCAAATCCGCTTTCAACTGTCAAGAAGGTGTTGTTTGCAATCGTTGCAACAACTCTTTCTGTTCTAGCAGTACCAACAGCAATTGTGTCTCCAATTTTTAAATCTTCAATGAAGCGAGTAGATGTGCCATTCACACTAGTGCCAGTAGTTACGCTAACTGTTCCTGCTAGTAATTCTGAGCCTCCAGTTTTTGCTACTGAAGGAACCACATACTTCTCTTCTTTGAATACTTCTCTGTCGGAGGTAAATGTTTCTGCACCAACCAATGACATTTCTGTGTAGAATTTGTCATCAAAACTGTCCGTATCGTTTTCGTTCAGAAGTTTGCAGTATACTTTGATACCTGTTCCTGCTGGACGATTGATGTTCAAATAAACAGCCAAGTCAGTTGCTTCAAACCCGTCATTCAGTTCAACTGCGCGAGTAATGTATCGTGACTCTGAAGAGTAAGGACCGCTTGGATTTTCTTCTCTACGAATCTGCATTGTCTCACCAGCACCTGATGTGGTGAAGTTTGTTGCAACTGTCAGGTATGTGTTGTTGCTGATTTGCTGAATTCTACGATATTCATCTCCAAAATAAGCATATTCACCAGCAAATACAGTATTTGCAAAGTCAGTAGATGAGCCAACTACAATATTTGAACCGCTGTTGAACGTTACTGTGCCTGTAATGTCGGTATATGTAGAGTTGTTGATAATGTTCTTTGAGAATCCAAAACGAATGTTTTCATTATCAACATATGGCGTTACATACTGATTGTTTGTTGTTAGTGTTGCTCTCAATTGTAGAGACTTAATGTTATTTGTTGTCTCTGTAGTTGATGTTGCAATTTTTCTTCTAGATGCAAGAATTAGACGTTCATAGTTCTTAATGTCTGTCCAGTCAGAATCAACAACGTTGTTTTCATCGATTGTTTTAATCTGATACTGAATATTTGTGTCGGAAAGAACTTGATCGGAAATCATTGCCTGCAATGCATCATATGAGTATGCTGTGCTTACTGGAATGTTATTCCAATATGCAATCTTTGATGTAGTATCAAACTTAGCAATTCTCATAGTAAACTTAACATCTAAGTTTTGTTTAGCCGTCCAAGTTCTATCATTTGATGATGTGAATAGAACACCAGTACCATAGGCGGCTTCAATTCTTGTTCCGCGTTCTGCATCTGAAATGTCTACTTCACCAAGTTCTGCTACCCAAAGAGCAAAGTCTGGATCGTTTGCTTCTGGCTTAATGCAGAATGCATATTCATTTCCTGGTCCGAGATAAATTGGATTCTTGAATGTAAATTTAGTTGCACTTGTGGCATCTTCAGAAACGTTAATGCTTGCATTATTCATAATTGATTTATCACCAATACCAATTACTTTAGCACCAGGATAACCATTCACCATTTCACGAATTTCCACACTAACATTTCTTGTGTTGTCTCTAGACTTAGTTCTGAAAAACAGATCAATAGATGTTACATAGAATCCAGATGGATATGTTTCTGAGTCAACGAAGAACGACTGAGACAATGGATCCCAGTTTCTTGGTGGAGGTGGCGGAGGAATAAACTCGCTATTAGTTGTAACTCGGTTCTCATTAATTGTTTGTCTTCCAACAATCTGAATTGCGTCTGCACTATTGAAACTTACATCAAATGGTCTGCTGTTAATTGTAATTGCACTCTTAACTTGAGTAAGTGCTTGAGCGAAGATAGTATTTCTAGCACTAGTTAAGGTTGTGCCTTCAGCATTTGTTGGACTGTCTGTTATTCTAAATTCTCTTTGACCAACGAAGAATGTATTTGATGGAACTGTAAACAACAAATAAATTTCATTGTTTTCTACACGCATATCTTCAGAAGCGCCGTCTTTAATACTAATCCAATCAGTATTTTCTCCGCTAATTGTTCCATCATTGTCGAAGTTTTCGTTAACTAGTTCTACTAGTGTTTTTGTTCCAGTTAAACGAATTTGTTGGCAATGTTCGGTAACATCAATATTGTCAAAGAATGCATAAATTTTAGATTCACTCTTCAAACCTGTAGCATGAATAATGAAATCTCTGCTTCTCATATAAAGAGAAGCAATTACATCAACAACTCTATCGCTAGAAATTGTTTGAGTTGCACCCTGTTGTGCAGATGCCAATTGCTGTGCAAGAGACTGAGTAGTTCTTTGCAATTGAGATGTAATTCTCCAATTACCGGATATCGTTGATTGCGTAGTGCCTGCAACGAAACTTGTTTCAGTTGGTCCTGTTAGGAATTGATTTAATGGAGCAACTTCAGAGTTCCACGCATCAACAAGTGCTGCCCAGTTATCCGCTTCTCCAGTATCATCATATATGATTGCTCTATCTGGATCATTTGTAGTCTCTACCCAATTGTCTACGAATGGGTAAATTGACATATCTCCCGTCCAAATAAAGTTAAGTTCTTCTGCAAGTCTTAACTGACGGGAAGCATATGGCTGAGTGAGTGTGCTAACTGCAACTTCAGTATAAGGCAACATTATTTTATTGCCATCTTGCAATTCTGTTGTAGAAATTGCAGAGTTATATCTGAATGCGGTATTATTTGCGTTGTCTTGTTTCGCAGTTACAAAGCGATTCGTTCTGTCAATAGATGCAGACCAGTCTGGACTCGAAACGGCTGATACTGAATATCCAGTAAATGCGTCAACAAGAATACCATTCTTGAATCTATCAAGTCCAACTTCATCAATTTCAGTTTTGTCTGAGGCTTGCTTTTCTAAGAAAGAAAGTGTGGTGAAGTATTCTAGTTTTTCAATTCGGTCGTTCATCTTAGAGATATCACGCATCGTGAATCTCTTGTTCTTCTTCAACTTAATGCGAACGTCTTTTGGACGAGAAGGATATGCAGGAATAATAACTTCAGCAATTTCAAGTGTATCTGGAAGTTTAGGTGGAGCAAATGGAGCCTGATTGCCTCCAGCCGCTGGCACACCATTGTTGACACCAAATTGTCCTTTACTGTTTACATACAGAGTAGCAATTCTACCTTTGTAGTAAATTAAGTCTGCATCAAAATCTGATGAAGGCTTAGGCGTATGAAGACCGCCAAATGGAACTTGATAAGTTCCAGGATCGGCAGGGTTGACGCCCGTAGCCGCAGTTTTAATTGGTCTAAAGTCTACGCAATTACGCAGATCATATAATCGTTTTGTAATTGGACTTGTGAAAGTTGGTATGTTAACAGTATTAATTGTTGTGTTTGACGTTGCAGTATCATCAACAGGATACGAATCTACTGACGCATAGCCAAGACCTTGTGAAGTATCGTGTGTAAAATGATCAAATACAACTAGCAAACGACCTGTTGGAACTACACCTGCTTTAGGTGTAATTGTTGCATGTTCGTAAGAGTAATCTGTTTGACCATTGTTAACTGAATAACTTGAAGTAACGTTTGTGTTACTTGTGGATGCCGCAATACTAAAGTCTGAAGACTGATAAATTGCATGAAGTTGATACAAGTCACCATAACCCAAACCGAATGGACCTGCAAGTCCGTTAGGATGTGTATTTGGGTTGATGTTTGCTTGTGTTTGATAATTTAATGTCTTGCGTTTTTCTCTTGCATTTGAACGGTCCATTGTAGCAACAATGTCTGCGGTAAATGTTGCATTCTCCTGAATGCTAATAATAACTGCACCTGGCGAAGTTACATTAATCGTGCGTGACGATGCAAGTCCACCAACTTTGTCCATAGGAATGGTATAACCAGTCGGAAGAATCTTGGTGAATGTGTTTGCACTTGCTCCTGCTGTGTGATTAGATTCAATTGTCAAAGATGTGTTGTTTGAAATTGAAGCAACTTTAACTTCTTCACCGTTAATCTTTAAAACGTCACCAATGTTAACGGCTGATGCAAATACTGTAGAAGAACCAGTTACGATCTTGGTGCCAGCAGTAACGCTTACAGTTCCAGTAAGGGCTGCCGTTTCAACGTCTGTACCTGAATTATTTACAATAATTTGATAGTATTCGTTTTTTTGTGTCGCAGTTAGTAAATCTGTACCAACAAAAGTTTCGCTAGAATCTGATGTTGCAACCGTGGCAGCACCTGCGTTGAAGGTAACTGTAAATTTCTTTTTGAATCTAAATCCAGATTCTACGTTTTCTTCAGTATCTCTAACCGTCTTAATTGCACCATATGGTAATTTAAATATAAGAGCGTTGAATGATGTTTCATTTAAGACTGCACCAGTTGTGCCTGTTGCAATAACAATATCTGCATAGCGTTTTGGTGTAGCCGAATCATAGATTGCACGAACGTCAGAGAAAACTTCTCCTGCACTCATTGTAACTTCATACAAATACATGTTGTATTTTGCTGAAGCAGTACCTTGAACACCACTTACATATTCGACCGCACGAACTCTTGCTTCACCAATTTTGCTGCCGCTTACGCTTGCCGCAGAATATGTTCCATTTGTAATAACTTGCTGTGCAGTATTGTATAGATCAACTTTTGTGGATTCTTCAAAATCCCATGCTCCACACAATTCATTGACTTCAATGTATTGTCCGTAGTTGATTTGTGTTTTTGTTTGTTCAACATATTGTGTTGTCAAACCTTTTTCGGCTTCAATGTAATTCTTAGCAATAAATTCGCTTCTATATCCATCAACGTATGCCGTGAATGGTTCGACTTCAAATAAAAGAAGATTGTTGTTACCACCATCTGCTAATGGGTAACGACCACCATTGCTAGACTGTAGTAAATGTTCTCTAACAGTTACAACTGGATCGTTGATTGTATAGTCTCCAGCCTCTTCTGATGTTCTTTGTGCAAGTGCATCTTCAAGTTTACTTTCAACTTCAATGTTCTTTCTCTTCTTGGCGATACCATTTTCAATGTCTAGAACAGTAACAAAATCTTCATCCGATACTGTCGCACCAAGCGCAATTTTTGTAAGTACCGTATCAATTTTAAGTCTGTCTGCACCTGGCGCTTGAAAGTTTGGTGTGCCTTGTGCATTATCTAGCAATGATTGATCTTCAATGTAATCCACAAAAGATTTTTGTGGAACGAGGCCAATCTTATATGAAGGAATGTTTGTATATTTGTCAAGAATCAATGTCTGTGTTGTATTCTTAACAAAATGGTCTGCAAGATAAACAACACCTTCAGACACAGTAATTTTTGAGCCTTTTGTATATTCGGCTTCTGTTGCAAGACCTTCATTAACAAGTGTTGATGTTGCTCTTGTCGTTGCTGTGTTTGCGTATGATCTTCCAGTTACGTTTGAAGTAAATACAACTTCGTTTTCTTGGAATTTTGTTAAACTTCTATTATCAAGAATTGCAGTAACGTTAAGCGGAACAGTTGCTCCAGTATTTGCAACGGTTGATGCACCACCTGTTACAAGTGTTCCATTTACGTTGGCTACAAGAATTCTATTCTGACCAGTAATTGGATGAATGAAAGTTGTTTTAATGACTGCTGTGTTGCCACTATCAAATGTGATAGTGTTTCCTGGTGTAAGTATTGTAGCCGCATTGTTTACAGTAAGAACTACACCACCAGATGTTTGATAGTTAATGAACAAGGTTTTTGGATCGGAACCGTCAAGGTCAGAAACAATACCGCAATATGCAGTAATGCCGCTATTTGATCCAAAAATAGTTTTACCCTCAAACGCATCAACGTCAACATCAGCACTATTAAAAGTAGATTGAAGTTTAACGTAGTCAACGTTTAAGTCTAAATTTTGTTCACACCCATTTACTAAAGCGCCTTGCTTGAAAAAATATTCAGCAAAGCGTTTTACTTGTGCCTGTTGAAGAGTTTGAGACTGTGAAAGTTCTCTGGCCTGAATTGCGCGTCCAGGAACGTAGAGAACTCTTACAAACTTCTTATCTTCATCATAATCATCAAAGTATGGGCTGGTGTTTAACTCTACACCACCAGGATTTGTATTAGCCATTCAAATATTTTCCAACTAACTTTAAATTAGAACTGAATAATTAGTTTAACGTCTTCAATCTGATCAGATGCTCTTGAAATAGGTACACGGTTTTCAACGTAGATGATATCGCCAGAATATGGGCGAAGTCCCGGTGTGTCGATTGCGGAGATTGTACCAGATGCACCAGAGGTGCCACCTGAAACTGAAGCGCCGTTAGCGAATGCCAAGTTCAGAGGTAGTGTTGAATAAACGTGGGAGTTTGTGTTGTCCCACTCAACAACTGTAGCGGTGTTAGAACCACTTGTGAGAGTTTCATCAAGTGTAAATGGTCCGCTTGAAACGCTAGTCAAACTATATTTAAATGTCTGACGATATGAAGAAGCGACTGCGCGAGTTGTGGTGCCGTATGTATATGGATCGCGAACGATACCTACTTGACGGAATTCGTTAGCGGTAGATAGAGTATTAGACTCATTGCCGTCTAGACGAACGTTCAACATTACATACTTACCACCAAGTTCTTCAACTGCGTTAGAGCCATGGCCACCCTTAGGTGAAATGATTGCTGTTGCGGCAGCGGCACCCGATGCGAATGTGACTGTTGCTCTTGTATATCCTGAACCTGGATTTGTAATTGTAACTGCGGTTACTGCGCCAGCAGAAATCGTGCAGTTTGCTGTAGCGCCTGTACCATCACCAGTAATTGTGACTGCTGGCGCTGAGCCGTAGCCAGTACCACCTGAGGTTACTTTAACAACGTGAATTGCGCCATCAACTGCGGCCGCTTGAACGTCCCACTGGTCAGTACCATCGTCACCTGCTAGTGTCTGAACAGGAATATAGTCGTTTGTCAAGAACTTCAAAGCGCGAGCGGTTGTAACGGTATACATAAATTTCCAAATGTATCCGTCTGCTGTAGTGAATTCTGAAGAAGACACGCCAGTTGGCTTTGTTGTAGATGCCGCACCACTATTATTGAAAAGACACTTGTAAACGTTGTAGTCTTCTGTCATGACATAGAAATCATCGTCCAGAAGGTTGGTGTCTTGGTCATCATACTGATCATAAACGGTACCTGTGGTCCAGTCGTGACGAGGAACCGCATGTGTTACGTCTGCGGTAGTAATACGTTTTGCACCATACATGTCGCGCCATGGTGTATATTCAATATTTGCAGTTGAATTTACTGGCGTTGGAGGTGCGTTATCATCAGGAAATGCTGTAGATTTACCGATGAAAAGATACATAATGCTGTTAGAAGTTTCGGAAAATGCTTCCACAAACTGTTCAGCGTTATGAACTCTAAATTTACTTGTTACGATTGATGGCATGTAATTTCTCCCATGAGTGTGCTTTAAAAGTTAGTTTTCAGTTTATTTATTTATACGACGAGAACAAGTCATACTTGCTTATACGCAAAAATATTTGAGTATGCGGATGATGGGAATCTGTCCACCACCATATACGCATTATTTGCTACGGCTTCTACGCCAAATAATTCATTATTTGCCACAAAATAGTCATTTGCCGCAAAGTCTGAGGTAAATGCAGTCGAGTTTCCTATCACAATCGATGCATTCGCGGAAATCGTCAATTCATCTAACACTTCAATTTGAGTGTTTGCATATGTGTTTACTATGATGTTGTTATAAGTGTCAGTTGCAGAACTTACAGTTCCGGTAATCTTATTGTATTTGTTTACGGTCAGTTTAGTTGGAAGACTATCATACTTATTTGAGAAACTTTCTGACGCAAACAAACTGATTTCTTCTTCGCCAAATACCGAAACAAACAATTCTCCATATTCATAATTAACATATCTCTGCGGATTAATTTCGGCTCTATATTCTTTGAAGAATACGTCCGTAAATTCAACGCCACCTGGATTTTGTCCTAATGGCCATTGTGATGGCGTTACTGGTATTGAAGTGCCACCAGTAACCCAATTCTCAAATCCTCCAATATACTCATCGGCAAGAACTGATATTGAATCGGATGAATATTCCGAAATTAGATTATCACCCCACAATGCATACTGTATACCTGGAGAGATATCAACTGTAACTTCTCTATAGGGAACGTCAATTACAGTAGAATCAACGTTTTGATATGTTACGACATATTCTCTAAATGATCTTGGGGTTGATCGATATAGACTTCCAATTGTTCTATCTTTAACTTGGTAGATAAATTCATTTTCAGGAATATAAGATTCAAATGTTTCTGCTGAAATTTCTTCGATATACATGTCCGCAAATGTTGTACCATAAGCAAACACCAAGTTTTCTGCTGTCTGTAGTTTTTGTGGAGTTACAGAAGAGAATGCAATAATCATCGTAAACTCTGCGTTTGCAAAGCCTAACGATTCAATAAGAACTGAATATTCTTGTGAAGTTGATATTAATACTTCAAGAGGACCAAGATTGTATTTTGGTGCAAATACAGTTTGAATAAGATCAGATTCAACATTCAGGAATGTTATGCTGTCAATTTCAACTTCTCTTGTTCCTGTCTGCGCCGTATGAATATCACTAATCAGAACCGTTGCGGCTGCATTCCAATACAACTCAAGAATAAAGTTATGTTGTCTGAAAGTTTGAACTGTTGCATTTTCAACAAATGTTGAATCTCCACCACCTGGCACAAGTTTAACAACATATTCACTAAACTTATATGGAGTTTCTCCAAATCTTTCTCCGAATGTTCTTGCCGCAAAATCAGAAATATCTGTATCCGCATACGGCAACATAATTAAATCGCCATATGATGTTTCAGAATATGCTTCAAAAATTTGTGCGTAAGACACAATCAGTTTTCTGATTGGCGCAACTTCAACTTCCATTTCTGCGTTGAATTCGCTTGATGCAATAACTCTAATTTCTCTAATAGAAGTTATAGTATTGTCAATAATATTTGTTAAATCGTCACCACCTGCAACAACTCGAATAACATATTCTTGCGTTGCAATATCGGTATTTGGTATGAGCGCAACCTGTAATTGGACAAATGATTCAATTGTAGTTTCGATAGTAATATCAAATCCACTAAATGCCGCGGCCGCAGTAACAAAATCATAGATACGAACAATGAAGTCTTTGATTGTTTCAATCGATGATCTAAATTCCGGAGTTACTGTTACAGTATCAATCAACAGAATTTCACCAAAGACTTGAAGACCTGCGGGGTGAATTGACTTCTTAATTGTGTCGATGTATTTTTCTACAGTCAGACCACTCTTGATAACATATGAATAGTCTTGATAGTAGTAAGAGTCTTGAAGAATTTTATAATCTATTTTTCCATCGTCATCTAGCCAACTTCCTTCACTAACGCCAATACCTGAAATGATTGGTGTTAGGTTTGCATTACCGTCGCCGGCGGATGTGGCATTAGCCGTTGCTGTAGTGTAATCAATACCAAAGTTTGAAATTTCAACTGCGCGAATTGATCCAATGCCTGTGATATTATTTGCAGTATCAACTTCAACGTTTGCGTTCATACCCTGAACGCCAACAACTGTCAGAGATGCATTTGCACCAGATGAGGTGCTTACAGTAATTGTGGGAGGATATACGGCGAGATATCCATTACCAAAATTTGTAAATTCAATTCTTGCGATTGGTCCATAAGAACCTACGTCCCAATCTTCTGTTTTGGTAACGTCATCATAACTCTGCTCAAACAACATTTCAAATCCATCTTCAAAAAGAAGTGTATTTGAAAAACTAGCGTTTGCTGTAACTGATGCAACTTGACCCACCGCATTTGCACCGGTGTTTGCGGTAATAACAAGAGCATCACCAACTTGATAATTTGTACCAGGATTGACAATTGTAACTAATTTGTCAGATAGCAAACCTAAAGATTCAATTGTTGAGTCTATGAGAGTAATTGTCGGAGAAGAAAAATATCCCGAGCCACGATTAATAACTGATACTTCAGCAACTTCACCTACAGTATAAGTGTTGCCTGTATTTGCATTGGTTACTGTGTATGTGTTTGCGAGTTCAGTAACTCTAACAATGAGTCCAGTACCACCTGTGCCTGCATTATTAATTGATGCCGTAGTTCCTAAACGATATCCGTGTCCTACAGTATTCACTTTAAGTGCTGTAATTGGAGATTGTTTAATTGATGAAACTAAGGCTTGTGCTTCAGAACCATCACCCGAAATTGTAATTACATCGCCAACTTGATATCCTGAACCGCCATCATTGATTGTAAACCCTGCCACAATACCATAGATAGTAGCATTCAAATCTTCATCGTCAATATCTACAATTTCTTCGCCGGCATCAAAATCTGCCGAAACCAAACGCAGAGTCATTTCTGCGGTTTCGAGTGAACCAATAAAAAACTTTTTAATATCTACAACAAAAGCGAGAGCACCAGAAGTTTTACCTCTGATTGTTTTGTTCAGAAAATCAAAAATGTTTCGATCAAATGGTACGCCTGCATTATTGATACCAAAGCCTACTGCTGTGGTACGAATTATTTGGGTCTTCTCAAAGTTACCATCTGATGAACGAATGATATCGTCACCTGGATAATAGAAATCAATCTCTTCGTTGAAAAGAAGTCTAAACAAGAAACGATATGATTGTTCGTTACTCTTAGAGTTGAAGAAGTCTTTAAACTTAGATGCGACTAAAGATTTATTACCATAAAAATCTACAGGCAAACTTGTATATAATTCATCTTTCAAATACTCAAAGTATTTGTCAATTGATGTGTCAAGGTTTCTGTAGTCTACTACATTACCTGTCGCACGAACAACGTTATCTTTTACGCTGTAAATTGTAGCCGTTGCGCCTGATGTTTGACCTGTGATTGTTTCAGGCTTTGCAAATGCCTTCTTTGTAGTAACTTGAATAATTAAAGAATTTGTTTTTATTTCTCTAATAATTCCAGTTGCTTTACTTGTTGCGCCTACAACTTGTTCGCCACGTTGAAATGTGCCAGTTTTATTCGTAAATACAACTGTGGTTGTTTGAAGCCATTCATAATATGCTTTTAAAAAAAGCAAAAACCTCTCATTGTCTTCGAAGAATTCATCTCCGAAGAATGAGTCTAGGCTTAGTGATGGCTTGAAGAAAACTTCGTTAGACATTTTTTAGGTTCTATTTACAAGGCTGATTGTCTTATCATCTATCATTGCTACCGAAATATCAGCATCTCGAATTTGAATGATTTGATTTCGGAGTGGTAAAATGTCTTTGTTTTGTGGTACTGCTGTTAGTTTTAAAGTTGTGCCGCCATCAGCAAATGATGAAGGTGCAAAACTTGACAACACTATAGTTCCTGTGCTATAATTCAAGGTGCCAGCATTTGATAAGACACCAATTCTCTCCGATCTAACCACCTGATAGATTCGAATAATTCCATTATTTTCTTCTAAGAAGCAATTAGTCAATCCATTGTATGTGAATTCATTTGAAGTCAGTTGATTACCTACACCATAAGGATGATCTGATGGACGTCCACTTGTTGTAGGATTAATTGCATTTGAAAACTTAATCTCAATTCTTTGTGCAGTATTTAATTGAATATCTTTTTCAATTCTCATACGAACAGATATGTCTGAGTTAAGAATTGATCTTTCCGACAAATCAATTAATCTAGATAATTTTGAATATCTGAAATACTTAGAGAATTGATCAATGTCGCTATCGTTGTAATTCTTAATTGTTGTAATTGCAATATCTCTAATTGAATTCTGACTTAGTGTTGTGATGTTAGAATCATATTTTACATCAGCATTTATCAAAAGATAGATGTATTCTGGATCGACAATTTCTGTTCGAACAGTAAGAATTTTCTTTGGATTAATAATGCTTCGAACAATATTCGTTTTTTCTGTCGCGCTCAACACATCACCGACTGTGGGTTTGATAGCAACAAATACTTTACCATATTCAGGAGGTTCATTGTCTTCGCCTCCCCATACTGAAACCGAATCAACGGTGCTTTGCTGTAATAGCAGAGCCTTATAGTCTTCTACTGTAACTGCGCGATTCTGTGCTTCATATGCTTTTGGTGCGGCAAATTTTATGTGATTAATTGTTTCTTTTTCTTGTCCGCCAGCGGCACCTGCGCTTGCAGTAAACGTAATGTTTGTAATGCCGGCAATGCTACTAGCATATGAAACAGTTTCAATATCATTTGCTAATGCACCTTTAGATACAAGATATTCTAATACTACAACGTTTCCATTTTCTAATGCAACTCCAAACGTGTCATCTCCAAATTTTACCTGAAACAGTCCGTCGGAACCTTCTTCTAGAAAATATACTAAGGAGTCTGAATTAACATCGATTAAATTATCTGGACTAATAAAAGTTCTAGTTGTGGTGTCAACTGAAGAGTTTAAAACTTTAACTACAAGTGTTGATGTATCTGCGTTTGAATTCAGAAGTTGAAATTTTTGATCTGGATCATTAGTGTTTACAATAAAAGTATTTCTTACAAAAGTACCTTCGGTTAAAACAGCCTCTGTTGCAACATAAGAACCTGAACTACCCGTGATTAGAATTGACTCCGTATTTAAAAAATTAAATGTAGTGCCTTCTAGTGTTCCTATAAATTTCGTATATGCAGGAATAGTAATTGTAGCAGGTGCGCCACTAGGCGTTACAGTAAGTGTACCTGTAACTTTTGCAGAAGAAGTCGAGCGCGGGGTGTAGTTTAACGCTTTAGCCGCGTTAACTACTGATGTTCTTTTTTGTGCGGTGTTCAAAAATGCTTCATTCAACACCATGTTTAGGTAGAACGAATTATAATATGTGTTATATGCAAGCAGATCCAATAATACATTCAGTCCAGAGCCTTCAAAATTGTAGTCTCTGAATTGATCTTGAGACTTCAAATAGTCTCTTAAATTTGTTTTGATACCTTGAAAGTCTAGTTCATTAACTTTCAAATTTAGATTGTCTGCCATTTATTATGCTCTTTGTAGTGTAGTGGTGACGCTAGATTCTAAATTCATGTTCTTGATTGTATATTCAACATTAATCTTTACACCGTAATTGTTATCTGGTAGTGCTTCAACTTTTTTCAGAATAACTCTAGACTCATTTCGTTGAATTGCGTTTGCAATTTCTCTTTCCATGTCAACAATTTCGAATGGATTAAGGCTAGAGAACAAGTATTTTTTAATATTTGTGCCGTAGTCTGGCATGAAAGGTTTAGTTCCTTTCTGCGTCAGGATTAAATTCTTGATTGAACGCTTGATCGCTACTTCGTTTGTGATGGGACGAACATCTCCGGTCACAGGATTTGGCGTAAAATCTAGCGGCAAGTCTTTGTAAAATACGAGTGCCATAGCCTTTTGGTTTCTTCCTTAAATTATCTCTTGTATTTATACCACCTTTTCGGCAGTCTTCGCGTCTTGAATCTCTTTTCGTCTTTCTTTTACGGCTTTAGATAATTCTGCAAGTGCTTTTCTTGCTCTTGTTCCGGCTGCCTTTACGCCTTTTGCTTCGAATTTTTCATTCTCTGCAATGTATGTTTCAAATAAGTTTACTAAATTTTCATGGTTTGTCATAGTTTTCTCCGAGGGTTAAATTCCAACAATTGCGGTAAATCCATTTGAACTTCCGAATGTTGGTGAGTTCAATCTTAATGTTGCGGCATTTGCTACTGAGCCTGCTGTGTTTGCCGCGGCATGTGCTGAGTTTGCTTCAGACCATGCTCTTTGAATCCAAGTCACTAGTGTTTGTAGTGTAACATCATTATTTGCATCTGCAAATCTGAGGTCTGTTGCTGAGTCTAAAGAAATATAATTTGCGTTAACAGAAAACAATCCGTTGGCTTGAAACGTTGTATTTCCCGAATCAAAAGTTGCGTTTGTTTCTGTATCAATAATGATCGTGTTTGAGGCAATTGAACAGGCTTCATCAATCGTTGCAGTTAATGTGTTTGAAGTAATAAAAACGTTGTTTGATACAGTATTTGCGTTAGATATGCTATACATCTCAACGTCACTATTTGACGTAAAGGTTAAAGTTGCTTTAGATAGATTGTGACTTACTTGAATGTATCCGTTTGATTCTGTCAAACTTTTTTCAACAACTTCAATGTAATTATTTCCTAATTCTAAACAAGTGGTGTTGCCTGAATTACCATTTGTATGAACACGGCTAAAAGAACGTGTCACTTGCGTATTTGCAAACTTACTAGGAATTACACCAACGATAGCAGGTTCTTGTGCATTTAAAGAGTCTAAAAAGAAACCAAAGACCCAATCTCCAACTTCAAGTGGAGAATATAAGTTTGGTGTATTCGGTGAGTGAATTGCAGTTGCCCAAGGCAAATCTACAGTAGGAATCAAACTAGAGTCATCGTGATATCCAAAAACTCTAACTTTACATCTACCTAATGTTTCGGGGTCTCTGATATCTTCTACAACACCAACCCACCAGATAAACCCATCATGACCTAAAAAATTCTGCATTCATTATCCTCTGTGCTTGAAATACTGTATGCGTTTTTCTTGTTTAGCAATCCATTCATCTGAAGGTTTGCCTTCACCGTCATAGTATGCAAGCGGTCTTCCTGTATTCTTTGATACTAGCGCCCACTTACCATCAACTTGCTTTAATACCTCAAGCAATTCTGGTCCGAACATATCTTCTTCCCACTCTTCTTGTGAGACTGTGGTGCCTTGAATAAAATCTTTAAAACGTTTCATAGGTTGTCTAGTTCTGAAGTGTCTAACGAATCTGGTGGTGTGTTATCACGAATCCAAGTTAGCAATTGCTTCTTAAGTTCAATTTCTTTCTTTGCTGGCTTTCCTGGCTCTTTCATCACAAGATACTTAAAGTCTTTAATGACAGGGTTGCCTCTTTTGTCTCTGTATGGCTTTGATGTTTTTGGATCAACAATCAAAATAGTATTTTCTGGATTGTTTAGAATTACATAGATACCACCATTTACATCTGCTGGCAAACCAGTATTGATTAAACTGTAAACTGTTTCGGCTGCACCTTTGTGTGTTGCAAGTAAAATGTCTTCTGGCACAACTCTGCTACGTGACTTGTTATTCTTAATTGCAATCTGATAGTTTGTCAACACCCAAGTCAAATGAATGTTCTTTGGTTCGTATCCTGCTTTGAGTAGAAGCGGCAATACTTTTTCCATATCTTCTACGTCTTTGAATGTGCTGTCAAATAGAATGTTAGGCAACTGTCCTTTTTCTGCGCCAGCAAGCATTAACTCCAGCGTCTTATCTTTAGCGCCAGTAGCGCGAACAAGAACGTGCAGAATGTAAACATGCGTTGGCGTCTTCAGATTTAACTCAGACATTTTAAGTCCTTTGTCAAGAACTTCTTTTTGAATTAAGTCTCTATCTCTTTGCGAAATCTTGTCGCCGTATTTGTCTAGCAAATCTTTTGTGCTAAACTTACCAAGATCATCTAATTTCTGAAATGCAATTTTCAATTCATCAACGTCACGAATTTTGAATTCTTCACCTTGCATAAAATGCTTAATAGCAAAACCTTTACCAGAACCTGCACCGCCTGCTAAGAATACAATTTGTCCATAACGTGCGCCGTTATTGTAAAGAATTTGTTTCTCTACAAGTTCCATTGCACGATAATCTTTCATCGTAGCAAATTCTGAAAATGAAATTGGTATTGACATAGTTGTTCTCTTTATCTAATGAAGAGTTTAGCAAGATTAGGATATGCCAATTCAATTTTGCGAATTAGTGTATCTGCTTCAGTATAGAATTCTTTTCTGCTAGACCCTCTACTTATCTCTAATGTTTTTTGATATTTTTCTTGTGTAATGACATGCGTTACTCCAGTAACATAATAACGTCCTGAATAGATTTCATCTAACGGAGGAGTTCCCGAACTTGCATTTGCTACTTTTTCAAAATAACTAATTACGTTTAATTGAACTACATTACCTACCGATATGTTGTTGGTTCCGCCTTGAACAATTGCAGACAACTTTAAATAATTCTTTGTTAACATACCAAAAATATTGTATGGTAACCATTCTTCTTTTTTCTTAGTTCCAAAGTTATTTGCGGTTGTAAGTTTTCTAGTTCCTGTTTCAGATAAACCACCCTGAAAAAACTTATTTTCAGGTGTAAGAAACGAATTGTTGTAAAAATCTCCACTCACATTATCGAAGAATGTTTTATCTCCGTATGAAATCGTTTTGTTTGTTGTCGTTCTATTTTTCAGATCAAGATATGTAAATTTTGTTTTATGTAATCCCAACAAAGTAGATTCTAAGTGATTGAAGTTGGATTCTTTTACAAGTTTTGATACGCGAACTATATTTGCTTTCTCTACGTTAGCATCCGTTTTATTTCCAAATGTCAAAACTTTAATTCCAGTTTCATCGGTAGATTCAATCAATTGTTCAACTGAACCAAAATAATGAGAACCTGAGAATGATTGTCCTCCGCCAATTTCATTTGGAGAAACATATTGACCAGTGACAGGAACAAATCTTTCAAAGAAAACATAATACTTTAATGGACCTGATGATCTTTGTGCTAACGCATCGATTGCTACGTGCGGTGGTATACCGGTGCATATAAAAGGTTCAGTTAAAGTAATTTCTGGATCCTCAACCATCAAATCATTTGCAGACATTTCTGAATATAAACTACGAACCGCATAAAGTAAAGGTGTGTTTTTAAATGACTTGTAAATTGTTTTTTTAATCGAACGCACAAAACTATTTGAGGTAAACATCAATTGATATTTACCACTACCGCTAGTTACATCAATTTCATGTTTGTTTACTTTGTTGATAATAAAATCTTCGCGCCAAATTAAAATGTCTTCCGACTCTGGCTTGTATATTTTTAAATTAAGTCTTTCTCCGCCGCGAATTTCAAACTTTTCCAATGCTCCAATAAGGTCATTGATAATTACCGATCCGCTTACTTTGGTGTTGAACATACTCTCTTCAATTATAACACTTTCAAAGTAACCGCGCAAGTCAATTTTTGCGCCATTGTTCAGAGTCATGGAAACTTCGCGAACACTAACATCTGCGCCAAAGGTAGGCTCCGGTGTGTTTCGATTATCATAAATCGGAACTTCAGGATTTTCCAACGTATATGCAGTTGGCTTTTTTCCCCCACCAGAAGGAGGAGTTATGACAAGTTTTTTAGATGCCATTTTTTATATGATAGGTTTTCTGTCAATGTTTCTAAGTAATGATGACATTGATTTTGCTATTGACGGTCTGAACAAACGAATCTTAGACTTGTTGATATTCACTCTAGTTTCATATTGATAATCTGTTTCAGTTCTTTTTCCTGAGTTGGAAGACAACACTCCATAGTCGGCAGAATTGATAATATTTCCCGATCCGTCATAGTAATACTTTACAGTCGCCATAGCCGTTTCTAAACTTCCATACTTTTCAATAATGTATTGTTTGAAAGTCTCAGAATCTTTAGGCCATTCGTCATAAATGTTCTGAATGTTATTTGCAATTAAAACTGTCCAATCTAAAGTTGGATCATCGTATGCTTTATTTGCAACGTTGTCGGGACGTTCACCATCCTGAACAACATAAGGAACATAAGAAATGCCTGATACATTTTGGATAAATTCTCTGACTTTAAATCCAGCAGTCAGATCAACGGCTTCAACGTAATCAAAGTCATCAACTTTGAAAATTGTTTTTTGTGCTTTTGAAAAAAATCCTGACATATTAATACATCACTAGGTCTTGTGCATAATCGGCTGCCGCTCTTTCTGCCGTAACAAGAACGCTCTCTTGTAATGATAGAGTAAGAGTGACTTCTGTTGGATAATACTTGTTTCCTTCGCCCACATCAAAAAATGCGAGTTTACTTTGTGATCCGTAGTTTGTAGATACGTTTTCAATCATGCAAAGTTCCGAATCGAATAGTAGATTGGTTGTTCCACCTACTACAAGATAGATTGAATACTTAACCATATCTGGATAGATAAACGTGAGTGGTGTTCCAAATTCTTTTTCTTGTTCTCCAAGACCAAGAATATCAGCAGAGGCAGAATCTACTGCCTCTGCCTGTTGTCTAGCCGCTGCCGCCTCAGCAGTTTCATCTTTATTTTGTTCTACTGTTGCGCTTCCCGCAATCAGTTCTTGTTCGGTATTTCCTAAACTTGAAATCTTATCTGTACCAATATCAGTTTTAGGAGATGATGCAACTCTAAAAGATGCAACAATCTTATTCATTGCTTCTGCTTCTGCTTCTGAAGTTGGACGCATAATGAATGATGGCTGAAATCTTCTAAAAACAGGACCAGCATACGCAAGTTGCTGAAAGTTATTGACCATTCTACGCATCAAAAATTCTGCTTGAGTTTTGCCACCAGCACCCATACTTGCGGCAAAACCTGTAACCCCAACCATTGCGTTTAGAATTTGTCGAGTAAGTGCTTCATATGCGCTCTTACCCACACTTTCGATAACACTCATACCTAAGCCGAATTGTCCTAAGAACTCTTGTGCAGGATTCCCATCACCCATAAGACCGGCATATGACGCACCAAACGCCTGCGTTGACTGCCAACCTTGAGATAAGTTTGAATCAAATCCACTATTAAAGCGAACATAAATAACAGGTGCATCTGCTAAAGGTTCTCCTCTGTTATTATAAAATTCAAATCTTGCTACAGGTACAGCATATGGCGCGTGAGCCGAATCAATATTGCCGTTTTCACCAACACCAAAATATAGGTTATCGCTTGTCGGATAATAACCTCCGCTAGGCTTTTCTGTGTATAGAACAAATGCCATTCGTTTTCCTCGTGAACTAAAATTTATCTTATCTATTTATGTCTTATAAAGGTCGATTCAAGCCAAAAAACTATCAAAAATATAAAGGCGACCCAACAAATGTGATCTATCGCAGTCTACTTGAACGAAAATTTATGGTTTATTGTGATACGAATTCTTCAATTTTAGAGTGGTCATCTGAAGAGATAGTTGTTCCATACAAATCGCCCATCGATAATCGTTGGCATCGATATTTTGTGGACTTTTACATCAAGTATAAGACAAATACTGGTGAAGTTAAGTCTGCGCTGATTGAAATCAAACCTCAAATTCAAACTCAACCCCCAAAACGTAAAGATACACCAAACGGTAAGCCCACACGAAGGTTTCTGAATGAAGTTGCGACATGGGGCGTTAATCAAGCGAAATGGAAGGCTGCCAATGAGTTCTGTGAAGATAGAAAATGGGAATTTAAAATCATAACTGACAAAGATTTGAGATAAATAGAAGCATGACAACCATATTCGATACAATTTTACAGCAAGGCGTTCGCCAAGGAATCGTGCCCGCAAAAACAAGGGCGGCGAGGGATTGGTTTAGAGACCAAGCGGGAAGTGTAACTGGCAATATTACACCAAGTCGAATTCTAAATCGCGCAGATGCGACTAGAAAAACATCAGACATGGAGTATGGACTCATGTATGCATTTCGCTATGATCCTAAAATGAAAAAAGAACTGCCATACTATGATACATTTCCTTTGATTTTTCCAATTCGCTTTGAGGCGGATGGATTTTTAGGTATCAACTTTCATTACTTGCCGCCTATTCTTCGAGCAAAGTTAATGGACGCATTATATCCCAATGTAACGAATAAAAAGTATGATGCAACGACACGAATGAAAGTTTCGTATTCAATTCTTCAAGGTGCTTCTAAGTATAGATTCTTTAAGCCAACAATTAAGAAGTATTTGAGAAATCATGTTCGTTCGCAATTTTTAGAAATACCAGCAACAGAGTGGGATATTGCTTTGTTTCTACCAACAGAATCGTTTAGAAAGTCTGACACAGGAAGAATATGGGAAGACTCACGAAAGAAAATAGGACGATAAATGTCTAACATCGCAAAATTATCGGAATTTAAAAGTTCAATCGCAAAAATTGTAAGACCAAATCTCTTCTATGCAGAATTGAATGGTACGGATAGTCTGTTAATCAATGCAAATCAAGCAATCCCTCAGATTAAGGATACGTTTTCTTTTCGATGCGAACAAGCAGAGTTTCCTGGAAGAACAATCACCACAGCAGATGATGTAGGTGGTGGTGGACCTGCACTTAAGTTGCCCTATGATGTAACATATAACGATATCAATCTTTCTATCATTTGCGCTGAAGATATGATTGAAAGAATTTTCTTTGAGTTGTGGATGGAAAGTATTGTCGCAACACCTCAATCGAAAACTTCTGGAAATGCAGGATTGATTGCATATCATCAAGATTATGCAAGAAAAACTTCACTCACAATTCGTCAACTAAATCCGCAAGGCGAAGTGATATTTTTCTATACACTACATGACATTTTTCCAATCGCATTAACTGCTATGAATGCAACATGGGAAGAAGGAAACACTTATCAGAGATTCGGAGTAACTTTGAATTATAGATATTATACCTTCGGAAACGAAGACATTACAGAACCAAGATGATTTTAACAATGGAGAAAAACTATGGCACTACCTAAAATTGATGTACCTTTATTTGAGTTGATGTTACCGTCTACAGGTCAACCAGTAAAATACAGACCGTTCTTAGTTAAAGAACAAAAAATTCTTTTGCTTGCGCTTGAAGGCGAAAGCATTAAAGAGACAGTAATCGCAATGAGACAGATTGTTTCGAATTGCGTATTGAGTGAAGATGTTGATGTTGAAAAACTACCAACATTTGATCTTGAATACATTTTCTTGAAACTTCGCGCAAAATCAATCGGCGAACTTGTTGAATTAAACATGAGACACTCAACTGGCATGAACAGTAAAGGTGAAGAATGTGATGCAATAACAATGCATAAAGTTAACCTGATGGACGTTGAAGTTGTCAAGACAATTGAACACGAAGACAAATTCATTTTAGATGAGAAGTCTGGACTTGGAATTAAATTCAAATACCCAACTCCTGATCTTGATGCGTTTGATAATAGTGAAGATAGAAGTCAACTTGATATTGCCGCAGACGCAATGTTTGCTTCAATTGAATATATTTTCGACAACGAAAACGTATACAAAAAAGAAGATTACACAAAGCAAGAACTTCAAGAGTTCATTGATTCAATGACGCAAGATCAATTTGCAAAGTGTGGTAAATTTTTCGAGACTATGCCAAAACTAAAGCATACTGTTAAATGGAAATGTTCTAAGTGTGGATGCGATGATGAAATCACACTGGAGGGTTTGACAAGTTTTTTCGTATTCTAATCGGACAGGAGAGTCTTAAAAACTTTTACCAGACAAACTTCGCATTGGTACAGCATCATAAATATAGCCTGACTGATATTGAAAATATGATGCCATTTGAACGTGAAATCTACCTTATGATGCTTTCTCAGCATGTGACTGAAGAAAACCAAAGATTACAAGAACAACAAGCGGCACAAGGTAGGAAACGATAATGTTGCACATAAAAGGCAAGGCATAAAATGGCTCAACTAGGAAGTTACGCACAAGCACTCGGAGACATTGCAAAAAGTAGTGCGATGAGTGGTTTAGAAGGATTAGCGAAAGGCATGAAATACGCGGCTATGCGTGAAATGCCTGCGCTAGTCCATGGTGTCGCTTTTGCTAAAGAGATGCGTGGACGTGCCGGAAAAATTGAAGAAGTAAAGTCTAAAGAAGTTGGTAAGAGACAAGCGGCGGCAACAGAAAATCTTGTTCGACAACAAGCAACAAACAATGTAATTAGTCTTGATATGGCACGCCAGTTACGTGCTATCAATGCGAATGTTCAGTCGCAAAGACAAATGATGGGTCAGCAGGTTCAAGCCGCAAAAAGAACTGAGCAATTTGCAGAAGAAGACGCAAGAGAAAAAGCAGACTTCAATCGAAAACTTCTTCGCGCACTTGAGAAAATGGGTGGTGGTGCTGGAGGTTCAGGATCACCCGCAACCGGTGCCAATGCTTCTGGCGGAGGCATTTTTGATTCTATTCTAGGAGCAATCGGAGGAAATCTAGGAGAAATTTTAGGTGGAGCCTTGGGTGGTTATGGCGCGTATAAAGGAATTAAGTCATTAAGAACCGGCGGGGTTGTTGCTGGTGGTGGACGCGGAGGTCGTGGTGGTGGTCCTCGCAGACCAACATATCGCGATCCGAAAACAGGTCGATTTGCTAGAAGACCGGGACTCTTTAGAAGAGGTTTGGGTGCATTGGGAGGATTGGGTCGCGGACTCGTAATGAATCCTCTTACTAAAATTCCTGGATGGGGTTGGGCAGGCACAGCACTTGGCGCAGGCCTTATGTTTGCGCCAGATATCTATGACTTCTTTGCTGGTCCTCCTGGTGGTGATTTAGATGTAACTTCACAAGACAGACAAAGAGCATTATCCCGTTCATTCTTAACTAGATTCTTGTCTGGTGGAGATGAACGTAGAGCAAGAATTGAAGCGGCAACAAGACTTAGAAGAGCAAGATATCAAAGACCAACTCCTTACGCGCAAGGTAGATATGGCTTAGAAAATCGTGCAGGAAGAACCGGAGCAAGACAATCAAATCCTGGCGGACCTGGATCATCTCCAGCAATTACCCCAAATACAGTACCTCCTCCTGCTAATTTGCCATCTGGCGCAAGTCAGAATATTAATGATTTAATTATTCAAGTAGAATCTGGAGGTCGCACTAATGCTGCCGCAACTACAAGTAGAGCGTATGGGTTAGGACAATTTGTTCCTAGAACATTTAACGGACTTGTAGCGCAAGCCAAACCTGGTGATGCCCTTTATGGAAAAACTTTTGATGATTATAAAGCAAGTCCTGCACTTCAACGTGCGGCGATGGCTAAACTAACAGAAACAAACGTTAGAACATTACAATCAAGACAAATTCCAATTGATGATGTTTCAATTTACTTAGCACACTTTTTAGGTGCTGGTGGTGCTACAAGAGTTTTAAGGGCACCTGATACTGCATTGCTTACAGACGTTGTTGCTAAAGATCAAAGAGATGCAAATCCGGCAGTATTTTCTAAAGTAAAAACTGTTGCAGATTTAAAAGCATGGGCAAGAAGAAAAATTGACCAAGCCAAAAGAGAGTTAGGCACTTCAAGTGGACGTGCCGCAGCCGCATCGACACCTTCAAGTCCGGTTGAAGGCTCTGACTATAATGCACAACTACAACTCACTCAGCAGTTGGGTGCGGCATTCGCTAGAGCATCGAATGATCCAAACACAAGTCCTTTAGCAAGAGAAAACATTAAAACTTCGTATGAAGCGGCCGCCGCCAAACTTGCAACAATGCAACGCGAGCCTCCCGCACAATTACCTTCAGTTACGGTAACAGGACGAAGAGTTAACAGACCAGGAATTAATGTTCCTGATGCACCAGTAAGAACTGGCAATCGCGCAGTTGATGCGTTCTTAGCACAAAGATCAGTCACTACAGCAAACGCACCAGCGACAAGAGGAATTTCTGTAGCATCAACAAGCGGCACATCTGTTACTACAGCAAACGCACCTCTTCCTGTTGTTGACGAAGAAGCAAATCAAAGACTTGCCAAGATTGAAAAATCTCAAGGTAAGGTAGAAAAAGAAACAAAAGGACTTTCTGTAAGTTCTAGACTAGCCGCACGTAACTTCTTACGTAGAGAGCGTCCTACAAGACGAATTCTATCTCCAGAAGAAGAGGCAGATCAATATCTAAAGAAAGCACAGCAAGGTTTCTTAAATGCATTTGACAGAACACTCACAAAAGCATTTAAAGACTTTGGCACAAACTTCTTAAAGTCGGTTGGCTATGCACCAGGCGGCACACCTGTATCTGCACAAGAAGCAATGCGAGTTGGTTACGCAGGTAATCAATTAGGTAGAATGCTTGACCTTGATAAGAAGGTCGCAAAAGGACTTGAAAAGATCATAGGTAAAGAATATGGTCGTATGCTTGCGCCAGCAGTATCTCAGTTGGGTAAAGCATATCTCAACAGCATGGCAGTTGGAATTGGACAAAGCCTGTTCACTGGTGTTAGTGGGCGCGATGCAAAATCTGCGAATGCAATTACTGGACAGATTCTAGGTAATCTAGCAAAAGGCAATAAACAAATTGCAATGGAGCAATTGCTTTATGGTTTAACAGGCATTGCGTCTGGACCAGAAACAATTGCACAATCATACGGATTTAGATCGGCAGCCGAAGGCATTGGCTACATGGCTGAAGTCTTTGCGGCAAGATCAACTGATGCCGTAAGAGGAATATTTGGTTGGGAAGATAGAACAGCGCCTCAGCAAATGAGAGACCCGGTAACGGGTAGATTGTTCACTCCAGACCAAGCCGGTACCGATCAGTCAATGCGTAATATTGCGGCTGGTGGTTATGGTGGTATCTATAGAAGAGAAGCGGCACAAACACTTAGAACTTCTCAGATGACAACAATGGTTGGTAAGTCAAATAACTTACTGACTGAAGGCGCACAAACTCTCAATGGAGTTCTGCTAGTATCAGTTGTCAACGCAGGTGAGTTTGCGTCAGATGATGAGAAGTTTAAATCGCAAATGTTAAGTGGATTGACAGGCTTTGCGACAAGAGGCATTGATAGTGCAATGGGTGGTCCGTTTGGTGCGGCTCCTAGTTATGGAATGAGAACGCCTGACTTTAATCCTGCGGTACAAAGTAGATATTCTATTGCACAAGGAACACCGGATCTATCTCTAACATCAACAAATAGATATGGTCTTGTTGGTTCGGATGTTGCCTCTGATATTTCTAGCACCTATCAGTTAGGAAAACAAAATTATGATTTAACGGCTTCTGGTCAGCGTATGTCGTTGAATGCAATGAATACAAGCACTCAACAAAACGTATCTATAACTTCACAAGCCGATCAAAACAACCAAGCAGGCATGGAGAATCAGACACAGCAGATTGTTCATGCAATTAATACACAGCCTCGCGCAAGCGGAGGCGGAAGCATGGGTGGAAGTTTTGGTGGAGATTTCACATCGTTCCTAGGAAACATGGCTGTTTCTTTTGTTGCGAACAAACTTACATCCAAGATTAAGAATCCTTATTTGAGAGCGATTGCAAACTTCGGCATTCAAAGAGGCGCGCAATATATGTTCCCATCGGTTCTAGGCGGACCTGCCGCTGGTGGGGCTGCCGCTGGTGCAACTGGAGGTTCATTACTGACAGCAATGGGTATTGG